AGTAGTGGTGTCATGGACGCACCCTGAAAAGGCGGTATCCCGCCTTAATTCAGATACTCTGGTAACTCAGTTGCCGAGTAGTTCACTGAGTTGTTTTTTTTGTATCAGCTTTTCAACTTAGTTTAATATTACTACAACTCAGTTTATCTGTCAAGCATAATTTTAAACTCAGTTTAAATTTTTATTGACTTTTCTTTCTCTAAGATGTATTATGATATTGGGAGGTGAGGAAATGACGGACATTCTCATTAGAGTCCGAGAGGTACTTTTGGAAAGTCAAAAATCCCAAACTGAGATAGGGAAAGCAATCAGAAAAACTCCTCAGTATGTTTGGAAACTTTTGAATGACGACAATGCTAATCCAAGTAAAAGCGTTATCAAAGACATTTGCCAAGCATTCGGGATTAACGAAGACTGGATCAATAAAGGAGAATTACCTAAGGATCTAAAATTGGACAAAGATTTCTCTTCTATATGTGCTGAAATAGGCACTGAGGATTCCAAGGCAAAAGAAGCTATTATGAAATACTATCAATTATCATCAGAAGACAAAGAATTGTTTTGGAAGTTCATTGAAAGGTTCGCCAAATAGAAAGAAGCAGGGATTAATCTCCCTGCTTCTTTTCTTTCTCAAAAAGAGTATGTGTAAAGCTATAAATCATCGCCAAGAATCTTACGCTTTCTATCTTTTGTATCATACTAATAATTTCTTTCTTATAGTCCATAAAATAACCCTCCCTGTTTGCAAACTACTGCCTACATTAAAGTATATGCTCGATTAGCAGATGGAATATCACGAACTTATGTTTGCATTATATCCTATAATATGTCTAATAAAACGGAATAAGTGGGATGAAATGATATTTCCACGAGGTAATTGCCAATGGTATACCGGAATATTTACAATCGCATAGAAATTATTCGTGATAGCAAAGGTAAAATCATTTCTCTTTGGAGCAAAACAAAATACAAGCATAGGAATATGCTGTATCTGTTTCGTGACATTTCTTTTGACTGTTGGTTGTCTGTGCATATGTTGTTCGGAACAAATGCTAGTACCTCTGTTTGTATATTCTTCTACGCATACCGGTGAACTGATGATGTAATTGACGTATAATATAATTCCGATAATGGCTAGAATTTGTTTGAATGTTTTCATTGATAACACCTCGAATTTTATTATGTTTCACTATACTACTTGTGCTTTAAATGATATAATATATACAAATTTTACTAAGGAGGATTTACTATGAAAAAGCATTTAAAATTATTAGCGGCACTTGGTGTCACAAGCATTTTGGTTTCATCCACTTCTATCCCGACGTTTGCAGAAGACTTTGTTTTATATGATGAAAACGGAGTACACGTCGAAACAAAAGGCTTAACAGAGTCGCCATCAAAAGGAACCATTGGTTTGTATATTGAAAACAATTCTGATCTGAATTTAGGTATTGCACCTTACGCATATGCCATAAACGGCATCATGGCTGGTGGTGACCAATATGGTCTTAATTCTGCCGATGTTGCACCAGGTAAAAAAGCAAATTCTACTATAGAACTTACCAGTGCTTGGGAAAAAACCAATTTTTATAAAGATTATCAAATGGATGAATTGAGCAGCTTCGATATTTTGCTGTGGGCTTATGATAATTCAAAAAGCTTTAAAGCTTTCGATAGTGGTCAGGTGCATGTTGATGTAACTGGAGCCACGGAAACATCTTCACCTGTGTTAAGTAACGTTCAAAACATATATGATAAAGATGGTATTAGCGTTGATTTTGTATCATCAAAAGAGAACAGTTTCACGTTTTGCATCACGAATACAACTGGTCAGTATTTTGTTTACGATGTAGTTTCTGAAACTTATAATGACTTTACAACTTCCGACGTGAATTATGAACTGTGCAACAAATATTTGCTGAATAATTGTAAAACAATTATAACCTTAACTCCAACTGACGATTTCCTTTCAATGAACGAGATTTCTGAAATATCAAAAGTAGATTTCGCATTAACAATCAGACCGTTGGCTGAATATGAAGGTGAATATACTACAGATTTAATATCATATCAGAAGTAAAATATAATTTTCTCATATCTTTTATTTACGGACTGACTGCCGGATATTTAAGCACTTTTTTATCACAGGAGAGCAGCTTTGGTAAATTTCCGGCAATTCAGCCCATTTACAGTATTAAACTGTTGTAGTATAATATCTATATAAATACTATCTACATTGTAAATTCTACAACATTTCACCGTAAAAATTGGTAAATTGAATAAATAGCATGTTTTCGCATAACAAAAAAAGGGCGTGGTATTAATGCGAATAGCGATACTTGACGATAATCAGCTTGATATTGATTATTTCAAATCAAGAGCTGAATCATTCTTGAAGAAAAAAGGCGACCGGACGTACCAGATTTCAGAATACACTTCTGGCGTCCCTCTTGTGGATGATGTGAAAGACGGTGAATGGTTTGACTTGATCGTGTTGGACATCATTTTAAAAGACGGCGAAAATGGTATTGATGTAGCATATAAGTTACGTGGCTCTGGTTATTCCGGAAGTCTGATGTTCTGGACAGCTCATGCCGGCTACATGCGTGATGCTTTTGATGTTCAGGCAACACAGTATGTCATTAAAGGGCATGAAGATGGAAGGGTGTTTTCCGTAATTGATACTACACTTGGAAGATTGGAAGAACGGATGCTCACTGTAAAATTCAAAGGTGATTTCCACAGGGTTTTCTTTCGTAACATCGAATATATAGAAAGCCGTGGTCAAATGTGCATCATCCATTGCACGTGCAGGCATCAGTATGGTTTTTACCGGCGTCTGCATGAGATAGAAAAAGTTCTGGATCGGCGTTTTGTCCGGTGCCACCGTAGCTATATCGTAAACATGGATTATATTTCAAATATCGAAAATGATATCAAGATGATCTCTGGTGACATTGTTTCAATGGCTCAGAATCGAAAAAGAGAAATAGAACAGATATATCAAAAATATCTCGAAGAGTAAGAAAAGAGTCGGGTTTTTACGCCCAACTCTTTTTTTGACTGTCCACTCGTGCCGCTGCTAACAGCTCCCACCGGGAACATACAGCTCTTTCATTCATGCACGGTGGAATCAGTCTGCACTCTTCACTTGTGCGTAGCCGCACAGGAAACTTTACATCATAAGTTCAATCCCTGCGCGACTACTGATAGTATACCTCATCCTGCATCAAAGTGCAATCAAATCTTTCCAGACAGCCGCATCGCAGATTCCGTCCTGCTTCATGCCCCTGGATTTCTTGTAAGCGTTCAGCGCGTAAATGGTGTTTGTTCCGGCAGAACGATCAAGTTCAAGCTCTTTACCGTCTTTTCCTTTGAATTTTCGCGCTACAAGAATCTCCTGTAAAAGAAGAACGGAAAGTCCTGTGCTGCCTGCTACTACTGTTTTTGGTTCGAACATGTATTTTCCTCCTGTTGATGTATTAGTTGATGTTCTGTTTACGATCTTCCAGTCCGGTGTGCAGAATTTTGTTCCCGGCATCTGACTGTTAAGATAGCTTTTTGCACAAACACCACCGCCGTTTGCGATAATGCCGGATGCACCGGAGGTATTGCCCTCGATGGTATAAAAACGGTCGCCAACAACCGCCGTGACTAATCCGGTGTGGGTAAATGTGCCATTGTGCTTAAATATCACGATATCGCCAACCTTCGGGTTAGCGTTAAGCGTAAATAAGCCGCTCATAGTCGGACAGTACACATAAGGCCAATGTTTCAGGAGCTTCTTTGCCTTATTCAGTCCGAATGCTTTCATAAAGCACCAGCTCACGAAACAAGCGCACCAGGGCTGCCCTTGATATGATGGCTTAATGTCTCGCCAGTATTTCGTATAGTTGTTCGAACCGGCGTTTGCAGTCTTGCTGTCGAGCTGGCTGTTGCTTTTCTTCTCGAGATACCCGATTTCGTTTTTAGCAATGAGAATCACTTTTTTAATGGCTTTGTTCATTACAGAAACCTCCTCTTTATAATTTTTATAGAATACATCCATGTCCACGTTGCCGCTGATACCGGATACTTTTCCGTGTTCCGAATACTGCCATCCTACACCGACCGGAACTCTCAGCCTTTCCTGTAATGTTCCGTTATCCAGTTCTTTTTTGGGATAGTTCGCAATCCAACATTCGTACTGCTTCAGAGCGTTTGACAAGCAGTTCTTATACCAGTCGTAGTTGCAGTATACACCGACTTTATAGCCTGCTTTCTTCATTCTAGTCAGGAATGCAACTGCAATGTTCTCAATCGCCTGCTTACCGAGTTTTCGCTGATTAGACCACTCGAGATCATAGAACACCGGAAAATCCAGTCCTCGCCCGTTCAGTGCGGCGATCACATCTTCCGCCTCGTCAATAGCCTGAGACGGTGTCAGAGCGTAAGAATACTTGTATCCACCGACAAGGATTCCGTTGCTCTTGCATCCTTTGTAGTTGTACTCGAATGAGCCGTCAACACCTGTTTTCTGATGAATTCTTAAAATGGCGAATTTGATACCGGATTTAGCCACTTTCGACCAGTCCGGCTTTCCCTGATTAGATGATACGTCAATTCCTTTAATTTCCACTCAGCTTTCCCTCCAGTTCTCTAATTTTGTCGCCTTGCTTTTTGACCACAGCTGACAGTTCCTGAATTGCTTTAATTGCATATTCGGTCAGAAGAAGCCTGTCAATCTGCTTAACATTCATGCTTCCATCTTCGTTCTCACCACCGCCTAGCGCCAGTAACGGATCTATTTTTTCAATATCATCTGCAACAAGTCCGAGCGGCTGATGGACGCCGGTTTCTTTCCAGTCGAATGAGCATACCGGCATTTTGCAGACCGCATCAAGAGCATTAATTTCGCAGTCTAAAACATTCTCTTTTAATCGGATATCGGAAGCAGAATCGTTATATAAAGTGTTTGTAGTATAGTTACTCGAACCCCACTGGGCCGATACCGTCAATGCGGCTTTGTTTGACCGTGTTGCCGATGACAGATAAGCTACCCTGTTCAATGCGGCGCTTGCCGATGATACGGGTCTTCTTCTTGTGCTTGTATTGGCTTCTTCTTCTTTATAGTCTCTGAACGAAAAGTTTCCAGCTACGTAAGCATCTCCTTTAAGGCCAGTGTCACCAGATACTGAAAGAGTTCCCGATGTAGTCAGGTTCTTTCCCATCGAACAACCGTCTGTATATACTGCATTTGCATTTAGACGAACTGCATCATTCAAAAATCTTAGAATATATCCATCCCATTGGTGGCTGGTATCACCCTCCATCCAGAGATCTTCCACTCCGCCGCTCTTTTCTGCTGCATAAATTCCGTACTTACCGATTTTTATAGCTTTCCAGTTGTTCGTGTCTGTATAATCCGTATATATAGTGATGCCGGAACTGTCAGTAAGCACTTTTCTTTTTTGACCAGTCGAATCATAGAAGAACATTCCGCTCTTATTAATTCTTATGACTATGTTGTTATCAGAATTTCGAAACGACGTTCCTCCGGATGACATCCGGCCTATCTCCGACCCTTCGTCGTCAAGAAGGATCAGAAGCCCGTTCCCGTTGTTCTGTCCACCGAGTGTCAGTATTCCTCCGAGCGCCGCATTGAAAGAAACATACAGCTCATTGTTCAGATAGTATAGCCCTTTCCAAGCTCCGTTATTAGACAGAATTTCTACAATATCTTTCTGAGACAGAGCAGAAACGTCAAGTGCTACCGGGAACGTCTGCTGATCACACAGTATAGTTTTTTCTTTATCGGCATAAGCGCTGGCCCTTATCATGTCATGTGCTTCAAGAGACAGCGTATTCAGCTGAATCTGGATCAGCTTCATCGAGGTGCTGTATGTGCTTATATCTTCCCAGGAAGAGCCATTATCAACACTTTTTTCGATAGTCCACCAGGCGTAAAAGTTTTTAGCATCTTCCTGACCATCTCTATAGTAAGGCCTCAAGTTCAGAATGTTAGGAATAATCTTCTTGTCAGCCCCCATTAGCAAAATGTCAGCATCGGCCCGCATAAAATATGTTCTTCCGGCTGTACCCTGTTCTCCGGCATACTGCTTAGCTATCGTGAATCGTTTCGATACTGACAGGTTCTCAAGATAAGTAGCTCTTATATCAATCCAGCCACTGTCGGCAGTTAAGCTTCCAACTGTATACATGTGTTCAACTTCGTCCCAGGATCCCGAGATGTTCTGAGATTCGGTTATAGTGTACGAACAGTTCTCCGTGATATCCTGTGCGCCGTACATCACCGTAGCCTGAGTTGAACATTCTGGAAAGCTGCTATAATTCCCGTCAGAATCAACAGGAATGCCCTGATATTCATTGCTCAGCTGAATGGTCATATTTTTTGCAGATGCAGCAAACTCTTTCAATGTATCGTCAAGTGTTTTTCCGCCGCCAATCTGCACATTTCCGCTGATATATACCGATTTTGTATCCATGTCAACAGAGAATAGAAGATTCCCTTCTGCGTCTTTTACGGTAATGGCTCCGGCATTGATCCAATTTGCGTTAACTCCAACCGCTTCCAAAATACGAACTATAGCGTCTCCATCAACAGTCATTCCGCCATTCCAGGTATTTCCGCCGTCGTTTGATACGCCCCAGGCTTCCGCCGTCATCCGCCATATTCCCTGCGATTCACTTAATTTGGGCTTATCATGCAAATAAAAAATTTTACTCCCGTCCTCTTGAGTTTCGATAGTGGTAAAAACCCCTGATGATTTGTCAAGCCTTTTCTCAAATTCTTCAAGTGCAAGCTCTCGTTGCGCTTTTTCCTTTTGCACTGACTTTCTAGCATCAACAACTGTTTGCGTAATCAAAGAATATTGTTTTGAACTGTTTCTAGCTGCGCTCTCAGCATTGCAAGAAATTTGTTCGAATACTCCGGGTTGCAGCACAACATTTGTCAGAAAACTTTTGTATTTGTTACCTTTTCTGTCCGTTATTAAAACAGCATCTCCGGCTTCGATAGATATATCTGTCAAACACTGCGTTTCAAATGGGCGGAACGACATTCCGACGCATTTTTCGCCGATCATTGCAGCTACAGTCTCACCGGTTCCCTGTGGGATTAGTTTATTTTCACCGATTTCTAAAACATATCCTTCTTTTCCATATAGATATGAACTTGCGGTTTCATCATCGGATGTAGCCTCAATATATTCTGTTACCCTTACGCCAGTTATAACCACATCATCTAAATTTGGGGTAAATTTGCTCGTAGAATTAATTTCAATTCTATTCGCATCAACAATTTCCGTATCGTACCATTTTATAGTCAGTCTGCCATATCTATCGCATCTGGCATACTGACATCCGATCTGGCATACCCATGCTAACACCTGACGAAAAGTTAATGCATCATCATCCGGCCTTGTTACGATTTGATAAGAATCTTGATCGAACGATAATGTATCCAGTGTTACTCCACATACATTACATGCGTCTTGGATTATTTGCCGACGTGTCGCCGGATACTTGAGCTTACTCTCAGAATAATCACGATCAAATTTTTGCATATTATCCTCGCATGTTAGTTCAATAATCGTAGTGTCCTGATATGGTGTATCAACCACGGTCATGGTGCAAATTCGGATTTTTTCTATTTCTTTTTCAGTTCCGGACGTTGGTTCCACTTCAAGTCCAACATAACAGATCACTTCTGCATTTGTGAAATCGTAATCCGTATACTTTTCATCAAAGTTATTAATTGACAGATTTACTGTGTTTATATTCGCAGATCCAATTGTAAAAGCGCTATCATCGGATACTGAATCTTCAAATTTCATTCCATTTGACCAAAAATCCGTATTGGTAAGATTGAGAACCGTTCCATCTGTCAATGTGATATCCGCATATTTCAGATAGTTCCTATTGTCGTTATTCTGTTCAGTTTTAAATCTGCTGGAAACATACCTCAAATTCTCACCTCCTACTGTTCAATCAAATCAAACTGCAAACCTTCCATCCGCTGATTTCCTACCCACCAATATTTGAACGGGGCAGACCGGTCACCGACATAAAAAGTTCTTACTTCATGTTTATTTCCAGATAAAAGATCAGGATATTCAACGGAAAAATACTCTGGGTTTACAGCCTGTACGATCTTGCAAGCAGTATCCCAATCCGGTGCATTCCATCCAACAGCCAGTTTCCGTTTCTGGCCAACGCGGTTTTTATGCATGATCGTATCATCAGTACGTCCAGATTCTGATGCTGAAATATCTTGCAGCCCCCAGGTAAAAGAAGATGGGCAAGGCATCGCTGCACCATTGATTTTTATAAAAACGTCTGCCATATGAATAATCACCTCATTTTTGTGCATGAAAAAAGCGCCTATCAAAGATAGACGCTTTATGATTATTCATTATACTTTTTTAGCGTAATATGATTCCATATTTTTGCATATGATGTTCGAGTAAAAAGAAAGAACCGGAGATTTCTCCCCGGTCCATAACTTTATTTGTAAATCACTTTGTACATCGCTCTACGATACGACTTCACTTTTCCATAACGATTATTATTCGCAAATTGCACCATTTCGACAACGTGTGTTCCAGCTGTTATATAAGAGTCATCCAATGAACCACCGCCGCTAACAGAAGTACCTCTGTTCTGATCCCAAAGTTTTCCATCAATATAGATATATGTCGTTAAGCCACGATCGACATTACTGGCCGAAAAGTTAATATACCCCATCGGGAATTGTTTATATAATTGCATAAGTACTGTTTTACCATTCGTACTTCTCTGAGAATTATACTCAATGAAAAACTCTGCATTTCCGCACTCTTTTTGGTTTGGTAAAAGCATTTTAAGTTTGCTAGGTGTGTTCTTGACCGTAACTTTGCACTTAAATGTTTTACCAGACGCACTTCTGGCGGAAACATAAGCAGTCCCGGCACTTTTTCCTCTAATCTTACCGGTTGGCGAAACTGTCGCAACTTTAGTGTTCGAAGAAGACCATCTGTATTTCTGCTTTGTATTCAGCATTTTAAGCTGCGCCGTTTTTCCTTTGTACAGTGAAACACTTGTGCTGCTAATTTTGGGTGATTCTATTATTATCATGCATCTATAACTCTTTTTCCCGATTTTAGCAGTAATCGTAGCTGTTCCTCGGGCCTTTGCTGTTACTTTTCCGGCGCTATTCACAATCGCATTTCTTGAGTTACTAGACCATTTTGGTTTCGCTTTTGTTCCGACCATCTTCAGTTGCAATGTCTGCCCTGTGCAAATCGTCACCTTTGTTTTGTTAATTTTAACTGTTGCCGCCGATGCCGGAACCGCCATGGCAAGCGCCATGATCATTGCCAGTAAGATCACTGTAAACTTTTTCCACTTTTTCATTTTCTTTTTCCTCCCTTGGATTGATAGCTCAATTATACATCTGATAAAGAGAAACTACAATGAGAATCGTAGTAATTGATTAGGCAAAATCACGCAGAATCCATTTTTTGTGTTTCCGTGGAGTTTTATCGTTCAAAAAAATCGTGCCCGAATTTAAGCTGTTTTATTTCAACAATGCTGTGTCAATAATCTGGAAGTTTGCCCGGTGGATGTAAAGGGCTTTCCCGTCAATCATGAGCTTTGTCATTTTCGGCAACTTCTTGGGAATCTTCCAGTATACTTCGTCACCAGAATATGCTGTAATAGGTTGCCCAAGCTGAGATTTAATCACAACAACTCTAGATTTTCCGAAATAATTCTTGTACTGATTTACGATCCCGGCAACGTAAGTATTGTCAGAAAGTTTTCCTGTAGATTGACTGTAAATATCTGTCTGTTCAAAATCCACGTCCGGTTCCAGACCATCTTGCTCAAATATGCAGGTGTCGCCGCAGCTCTGGATTTCATTGCCATCAATATTGATCGTGATCACGGATGACAGCTCATATCCGCTGACCACAGTTCCATCACTGTTGTAAGAAGTTGTCTTAACCGGATTGCCCTGAACATTGATCTTGTCGCCGACCGTGGTCATGACCTTTTGACCGTAGTTATCATAGGTGCGGATTGTATATCCATTTCCAACCAGATCGCCTTTGATGTCATTAACAGCATCGTCCATCAGAGCGCATCCGGCAGCCCCTCCGGCAAAGCACAGACACAGGATTACCAGTAACATGATTTTTAATTTTTTCTTCATCTTTTTTTCTCCTTGTCGTCAAAATGATGATATCCCCATTTTGGGATTAAAATAAATGCCAGCAATGGCCACGCTGAACCTGTCACTTTACAGGCCGTGGCAATAGCCGCTGAACAAGCGATCACTGATACTGCGTTCAGAATCATAACATATTCCATTTTCTTTCCCTGCTTTCTCGATAATTGATTGAATAAAATCGGCTAGAATCCATTTTTATGCGTTACGTGAGGAAATTATCACCCACGGTATTTCAAACGGTTTTTCGGCCGTTTTATTCAATATAAATCGTTCCTCTGTATTTTTCAAATCGATACTTTTGGGAAATGTTCGGGTATTTTTCTTTATCCACTAACCCGTAAAACATTTCCCGGGGTCTGGCATATAATTTTCCTTCCCCGTACAATGCCCGATAAATCATCAGCGTTTCTCCGGTCTCCGTATGTTCTGCTTCGCTGATGATAGTATACAAATAATCATTGTTCTGCGGGTTGTGGATTGTTTCTCTCTTGAAATGTTTTACGATGTCTCCTGGCATGAATAATGGTCTGTCTACTGACATTCAACTTCCTCCTCCCATTTCTGTTTTACCCGTTCACACAAAATGTCTTGATTTCTCTCTGAGAAGAACAGCCAGATATGACGATCAAAGCTTTTTCCGTTTCGTTGGCCAAGGTCTGACTTGAAGAACTCATCTATCATGTCCTGATAGAACCGGAGCTCATCCTTTTCTTCCACGTCCGCTTTCAGAAGTGGTGAATCATCGCCAATGATAACACCCATGAACTGATTTGCGTATTTGGTTGAAATCATTATATGCTGTTCGCCCATGTGCTCCCGGTACTGCTTGAAGTAATAAGCGATAACTGCCATGGTCAGACAGATGTCATGATCTTCCAGAATATTCTCCTGTTCACCATACAGTGAATCAAACTCATTATACAGAATCTGTGGTACATCTTCGTCCCGGTATTTCTCAGAACGATTTTTCTGTTTTTGCTTGCGGTACACTTCCTTCTGCTCAGTTGTCCGTGAGGGTATATTATTTATATCTAGTATGTTAATATTATTAGGAGCAGAAGTCTTTGAACCTTTACCATTCTTTGGTAAAGTCTTTTTCTCTTTATTTGATAAAATAAAGTCTTTATCTATATCATCTACACTGTATTCATAACTATTATTACTATGTTTCATATTTGGCGTGTCTGAATTACTGTTTTTAAATTCCTGACTTTCAAAATTTGAAAGTCTACTCTTTAAGTACCTTTTTCTTCCGTCATTTTTAAGCACATAAAGATATCCAAGCTTTATTAACTTGGAAACAGAAGTAGAAACTTTTGTTACACTGCATTGACAGAAATTTGCTAAATATTCATTGCTTGCAAAGCACCCTTCACTTCCTTCTACATCAAGACTGTCGACTTCTGCAAGAATCAATTTTTCAATCGCATTTAATCTTTCATCAAGAAAAACCTGTTTTGGGATCCATACTCCTTTAAAATCTCTTGGATAATTAAATTCTTTGTCCATAATAGATAACCTCCGTATATCTTAAAATTAATCTCCGATAATATAAAAACAGTAGGCAATCCCTCGGAGGTGAGACTTTCGGGAGCTACCCTAGCCTACTGAATTTAACTAAATATTAAATACTATACTTTTCTTTATTGTATTTTTCTCTATCCATGTCGGATTTTATTCTTACCCATTTATCAATTTCTACCATTGTTTCACACAAATTTTTCATCATGTTTATTCCGAACATAGGCATGTTCCCACATTCTGAGACGATTTTAAAATCAAGACTTGCAATCCCTTTATTGTTTTTATCAGAATTAAATCCAGTTAATAAAAAGTGATATCGACTATGTAACTTCGAAGGTAATAGAATTAAATTATTAATATCATTGTTGCTTCTGTCAAAGTCAATATGGTGGATTACATAGTTACTGTCGAAATCAATCCCATAATAGTCTTTGTAATATTTACGGTAGTTAAAAGATTTTGCCATAGAAAAATACCTGCCTTTCGTATAAAAGATGCCTTGAATGTATGTAAATCAACAGGCAGGCGGCAAGGCATTTCCGCTTGTCCCCCGTCGGGTAAGCCTGTTGGTTTTACCGTATTATTTTTCGAATGAAATAAATCCATGATTTACCAATTCGTTTAAAGCTTTTTCGACAACTTCTTTGCTCTCTGAAACATATTTACAGATTTCATCCAGTTCAAAGTCTGTTCCATCAAGACTCATCAATATGCCGTATATTCCTTTTGCTTCCAACGATAGATTTTTATTGAGTATAATATTTCTGTCAACTAATCCATATGGCTTCATTTACTTCATCCCCTTCTGTAAAACAAAAAAAAGAGCAGACTCCAAGACGGTATCACGGGAAACGGGTCATTGTTTCAACCCAAGTAAATATCATCTTAAAAGTCTGCTCAATATTTTGTTTTTTCGCACAATATAACAAGATATAGGTGTTACTTGTTACTCATTCATTATACCGCAATCTAGCAGGAATAGCAATGATTTTCTACCATGCCGGACTCGGATTTTTACGCCGGTTGTTGTCCTGCTGGACTTTTGTGATAGCTTTCGCAAACGCCCGGCCGTCCAGATTGATCGTGTTGGAAATGTACTGCGGAGATGAGCTTCCACCGGCATTCATGTTCATCATTGCCATTGCAACGCCCTGTGTTACCGCTTGTGTCATTTCTTCCTTGCTCAGGCCAACGCTTCCTTCCGGCATGTTTCCGGTAATGCTGTCAGCAATGCTCTTCATGGCCTGTTTATTGGTCAACGGAAGGACTGCTTCCTTTCCTGCTTCACCGACACCGATCACGGATGCTGCATTGAAAAGACCGCCTTTGGCATACCAGTCAACTCTCGAATTGTACCGCCACTTGTGGGTCCGTCCCTCTTGCCAATCAGTGTAATCCATGGAAATATGTGGAGTTCTGATGTTGATTGACTCCATGCCGTTTCGGAGATTCTGCATAGCATTCTGGCCAACACTGTACATATCACTGAAATTTCTTTTAATCGTATCAACTACAGTATTAATTCCACTTCCAATACTTGTGTTCATAGTTCCGCGGATGTAGGAAGAAATATCTCTTCCAAGATCTTGCCATTTACTTAAGGCAATCCTGTACTGGCTTCCAAAGTGGCTGCGGACAGTTTCGTCCATTTTGCCAAGCTCTGTACTTGCATCAATCTTCATCTGACGGACATTTTTGGTTACTTCACGGGAAGAATTTCCCCAGTGAGTTGTCGTGCTGGTGTCAACACCTTTCATATAGCCATCTGCTTGCTTCTGGATTTCAGCGAGATCGCTTGTAGTAGTGCTTACCATTTTATTTGTTGCATTTTTTGTATCAACACTTGCTGTCATCATAGTTGAGGAAATTTTTTGTTGCGCACCAACAATATTATTTTTAACCGCAGTAGTAACAGCTCCGGTAGCGTTTGGAAAATCTTTCGATAATTTTTTATTCAAATCATCGAGAGGTACTCCTGCATTTTGTAATGCATTGTATACTATTTTTAACGCTTCGTTTGCACTTTGCGCGCTTCCTCCGGTGTTCTGTAACTGATCTCTTACGCCAATATATGTACCACTAAATTCATCACCTTTTAAGCTTAAAAGGTACAAAGTGTCAGAAAGCGTGCTAATAGCTTCTTTTGCACTAAGAGAAGACATATCAATCTGGCCCGTACTTTCAGAAAAGCCGTTTCCTAATGCCTGAATCTTATCTGTCATACTATCGATAAACTCAGCAGAAACGCCAGCCTGTGAACCATATTGTTCAAGAGCACTTCTGGCTTGTTCTGTCGAAACTCCGTATTCTTTAAGCTTTTCAATCATATCAGAATACATCTCGTCATGAGATTTACCGAGTTCTTCATCTTTCTCAATCATTTTCCACAGGGCTTCTGATTGATCATTTGTGATTGTGGTTAATTCATTCAGTTTTGCAGCATAGTCATGCAGATAACCGCCGTACTGAGTAGTCATTCCATTTCCGCCTTGCATTGTTTCAAATAATCCTACAAGTTTTTTTGTGAGCAGGACCGCTCCGGCTACGGCAATGGCTATTCCGCCACCGGTTCCTACAAGAGCTGCAAGTGATGATCCAAACGCAGGAATCGTTGTTGAAGCTGCGGATGTTAATGCTGGCCCCAGCATTCCCCGAACAGCAGTAGACAGTATGCCAAGTACACTATCCCCAGTAAAAAACTTTACGATTGCATTTACAAATGGCATTAATTTCATTCCAACAGTAAATGTTGCTATAGCTTGAATAAAAGTTCCGGCTGATGTAGTTCCAAGTCCATCCCAGATTCCGCCTAATACTTCTTTGAGAACTGTTGTGATTTGTGACAAATGTTTCGTCCAATCTATTTTACTGAGGAAAACGCCGATATTATGTCCGAAAGCTTCCCAATCAACACCATTTGCGATATCAACGAGAGAAGTCAAAAGGTTATCTATAAATTCCTCAAGCTTCTGACCGTTTTCTTTCCACTTAAATTGCTGCATGAATGTGGTGATGCCGCCAGTAATGTTATCGACAAGATCATCCCATTTGAAATTTACAGTAAATGATTTAAGAGAATCAAACGCACCGTTTAAACCAGTAGCTAATACGTGTGCTATGTTTGTGAAGTTAATTTTTTCGAAAACTCCATTTAATAAATCAGCAAATGCTTTTCCGATATCTGCATAGGGCAGATGATTTACCAAGCCAGCGAACATGTCCCAGGCTTTCATAAATGAATTTCCAATAAGGTTTCCAAGATTAGTCCAATTTACTTCTTTTACAAGTCCTGTAATTCCGGTTCCAAATTTGGCTCCTAAGTTATACCAATCAATTCCATCAAGGAGCTGGTTCATAGTGTTAACGATGGTGTTAAGACCAGCCCCCAAAGTGCGTCCCATCAGGTTCCAATCAATATTATCAACAAGACTGTTAAATGTTTCTGTAAAAGCTTCTGTGAAAGCCGTGATTTTAGGGCCAACATTTTTCCAACTTATAACATCATAAATCTTCCGGATTCCGATATTAAGCATATCTGCAATGGTCTTTCCAAGTCCTTTCCAGTCATGGTTAAGAAAAGCTTTGCGGATTTTTTCAGCCCATTTATTGATAGGGGTTTCTTCTTTGTTCAGCGCATCATCAATCTGATCCGTGATGCCACCAAGCCCAAGGTCAGGTGTTGCACCGGTACTGGTTTTCTTTGTTCCGGTACTCGGCGTTGATCCAGAACTACTCGAATTATCAGTAAGCTGATTTAATTCATCAAAAGGAAGTACTGAAAGGGCTTTCTTTAATGCTTTTGCTGATGAAGTGGCGTTATCAAGTCCGGATGCTGCGTCATCTCCGGCGTTTTCCATATTGCTAAGATCTGTTGCTGCGTTATCGAGTCCGGCAAGATCATTCACAACTCCGCTGGTAGATCCTTTGATTTTTTTACCCATTAAAACATACATAAAGTTTCTGAATGTTTCTGCTGCCTGCATAAGTTTGGACATCAGGGCATTAAGAGCTTTGATTCCCGGAAGAACCGCTGCGATTAAGCCCTGCCCTATGACGGATGCAAGGGACTGAATGTTCATAGCAAGGAGACGTACTTGGTTTGCGTATGTCAATTAATGTTATCCTATAGGCTTTTTATCCTATAGTTCTTATAGTTTCCTATAAGTTCGGCGTACATTTTCATCCCATAAGGATGTCGGATACTCTTGGGGATATTATATTCTAAACTCTTTAATAAAAAAGAGCCTAGGTTCAATCCCTACGCTCTACAATGTGCTATAGCTTTTGTTCTATAGCCTTATCTCGGTATTAACTTATTGACTTATCCATTTATATCCAAATGCAGTTCTATCAGGTTTGTCGATTACCTTGTGTATGCCCTTGTAGCACACACCTAATTCTTTTCCTGCATCCGATATTCTATTAAACACTTTTAATATTTCTCCTGTATCAGGATTTACTTGAGCTACTTTTCTACCTTTTTTTCGTTTTTGATAATCACTCAAATCTTTTATCGGAAAATCTTCTTCATATACAAATATAAATCCATTTGCAGATTTATATGTTTTGCTTAAAACTCCTGAAATAGTCGTGCGATTAGCGCCTGTCACTTCTGAAGCTTCTTGGACGCTTTTAAATTTTTGTATGAAATTTCCGTTGCTATCACATTGAATAATACTTCTCATGCTTGTTGATTCTGGCGGAGTGTACTTTCGTGATCCATAACGCTGAAAATCTTTCTCATACATGAAAATGTATCCATGGTCAGTACGTGTTTCACTCCTGCAAGATGTCAACACACTGCTCGTACAAAAACCATCTTTCTCTGCTTCAGTGGCACTATCATATTTTTTAATAAAAGTTCCATCTTTTGCAAGACAAATTACAGGAATTGAGTTATATCCGCCAACTCCTCCTTTGTTTTCATTGTATCCACTATGATAAGTATCATACAGTGTGATATAATTTTTTTCAAGTTTTAAAGCTTTTTTTCTTGTATTACAAGTTTCTAAAATTTCCCATTCAAAATTATTTGTTCCGTATTTTTCAATTGCATCGTGAAATTTACATTTTTCCTTTTCATAGCATCTTTCATGCTGCCATTTTCGATTACGGAAATTACTTGTTTGCCCGATATAAGATTCTTGAGTTATTTTATTTGTAGCTCTGTAAATATAATATGTTCGCATTAAATCACCTCAAACATATTATAATAAAATGTTCGTATTAAGTCAACTTAGCTTTCACCGATTTTACCCGATTTTCACTAATGTATTACTACATCAGGCGGCACATAGTCTACCGGCTGTTCTAGCGAAGTCCCCCTGCTGCGCACTTGTAACTGACATGATGTAGTTATAGCGCAGCATCGTTTTTTGAGCCTGCGTCATGGAGTTATAGGCTGTCGTAATTCCTTGTGACAACGCATACTCCTGTAAATTTGCGATCGAAAGATTTATTCCGAGCTGTTTTAAAGGCTCGATTTCCAATTATGTTACCGTACCGGCTTTTTATCCGATACTTCCGGGAGTTTCCTCGCATTATGGGATGTTGATTCATCCCCGGTTCAGCGTACCTTTTCACCCTCGTATAACGTTAGGCGCTATATTTAATAGCGGATTGACTTTATCAATCGTGTCGAACACTCTTGGGAGCATTATATTTATTCAGCTCCTACGCGTTACAGTGGCAGTCAGCCGTTAGTAATCTGACCGCTTACCTCGGGATTAGCATGTTGATAATCAATTTAGCTTTCCCCGATTTTGCTCGATTTGCTATACAATCTTTCGACTGCAAGGGGCAAAATGTCTACCCGAAATGCCCGCCCTTATTTTATAGAAGGCGGTATCAGTATCAATGTTGTAAAAAGATGCCAAATCTCCGGCTAATCCTGCAAGAGTTGTTGACATCTTAGCAGCTGATTCCTGCGCTACACCAGAAGCATTCAGCATTGCCATCATGGTTCCGGAGTAGTTCTTTGCTGCCAGTTCCGACAGTCCGAACTGTTTTGTCGCCGTAGATGCAAACTTGTATGCTTGATCTGCCATGCTTCCAAAAGCAACATCTACAACGTTCTCGACCTCAGCGATATCGGAACCGATCTCAAGGATTCCTTTTCCACCCATGGCTTCGCTGAATTTGCTCATCACGGCCGAAGCCGCTTTGAAGCCAAGAACGGTTTTAAGCAAAGAGCCGATATTGAATGATGTACTTTTTAATTCTTTTCCCTTATTTACCAGCCCTGAAATAGATGATGTTAAAGTACCAAATCCCGATTTTGCCATATTAGCAAGTGAGCTCATGGCGCTTGATAAACTAGAACTTATCATAGAAAGTCCTTCAAGGGATCTGGATACAGAATTCATTGATGCACTAGCCTTACCACCAGCCGCCGCTAACTGTCCCAGTGCAACTATAACGCGCACAGTGCTCTGACTGATTTGTGGTGCGTTTTTCATAGCTGCAAAAAACTTCTTTAATTCTACTGCAAGATTTGCTAACTGCGATGCCGTCTGGTCTGTTTTATTTCCTGCTGATGCCAATTTTGCAAGGGCTTGTATCAACGAATTAATGGAATCAGAGACTTCGCCTGCGTATGAAATATTTCTTATGACTCCGTTTAATTTTATTCCAAGTAATTCTAATCCTTTAGCTGCTTGATTCGATTTATCTCCTGCGGCCACTAATTTTGCAAGAGATGAAACCAATCTGTTTATGCCCGATGAAATATCTGGAAGCGTTGAAAAAGCCTGAAGACTTCTGGATATGGAAATTAATTTGTCTGTATCAAAGTTTTTAATGTCTGATTGTGATAAACGTCTTAATGCATTTGCCGCATTTATCAGACCATTTTCTTTGAAATTCAAATTACCCAGCAACGACATGCTTCTTGATATTTCTTTAATAGCATTTATGGATGGTTGAATTTTTGCAGTATCAATTGTTTGAAACTTATTTATAACATTAATCACAGAATTGATGTTTTTAGCATCTATTTTAGGTATAGAAACACTAGAAACATTTTTCAAAGCGCCCAATCCTACAGCTAATTCTTGAAAGCTTTTTGCACTTGTTTCCAATTCCGAAAAATTAACTTTCGATAAACTACGAAGTTGTCCGGTTAATCCAGACAAATTAGGCACACTAACATTTGTCCTGCTTAATGTCTGTAAAGCCGCTGATACTCTTCCGATTTCACGAGCATAGTTTCTAAGCCCGCCGGTATTGACGTTCCCCAGTGCTGTGTCAACATCCTTTAACTTTTTAGCCAGATTTCCCAATGCTTTTGTAGCGTTCCTGGTACTACTATTTATTTGTATATCAAGGGTATCAATGGTATTATCAGCCATAAAAACACCTCCTTTTAATCAAAAAAAATAAGGGCAGACAAGACTTTTTATTCATCCTGTCTGCCCTCTTCACTTCCTATCTCAGCGATATTCGCATTTGCCTTTTTTATCAGAAGTTCGTAGTAACGTTCTTCCTGCTTCAATTCAGCTTCAGACCGTTTCGGAACATCTGTTTTTTCTTCAAGCTGTGGTTTCTTTGCTTTTTCTGTGATTGGTTTATCTGGATATTTTGCTTTGCCAGAAAGTGCACTTGATACCGCAGATTTCACATATAAGCCGGAAAGCCATGACTGATATTCAATCAGTTTTACCTGAGTTTCTATTTCATCACGTTTACCTTTCTCGTACTCACGTATCCTTACTTGAAGGTCACGTATGGTACTTCTGAGAAATTCTTTCCGGCTCATTCCGATGCGAACTGCCGCCGGATATAACTCTGTCCAGATTATTTCGCTGTAGCTTTTTTCTGGTGATCTGTCGGCTTCTTCGGAGTTTTCTTCGGTTTGGCTGCTACGTTCAGATCGCCCATGAACGTCTCCAGACCGGTCAGTTTGAAAAAACCGTCTTCCTCCATCTGGTCAAGACACATGGTAAAGATACCGTAAAAGTTACCCTGCTCATCGTCCTTATGTTCCTGAATAAATTGTGCTGCAAGTTTCTTCGCAGTTGCAAGAGTCGGAACAGAACCGTCTGCATCCGGGTTGTCACCATGATACTGAAGAAGTCCTGCATAAAACACGGTTAATGCTGTGTTCGGAATATTTGCCATGCCGGAAATCATTTCTTCCGGCGTTTTGTCCACACCACCGCTTGTTGCCAGAAGCGTGTTCATTACACTCTTGACACAATCATCATACAAAGATGCTTCAATGCCGTATTCGAGCTTATACTCTTTGCTACCAATCTTTAAAAGTTTATACATAATATCTTTTCCTCCCAGTTTTAAATATATTTGTTATTCGCCTTCAGTTGGCTTGATTGCTGTGTCTGGGCCGACATACTCATTGATAGTCAGAGACATGTCAACAGTAAGAAGTCCATTCTGATCTCTTGCCGGTTTAGGAATGATAGTCGGTGGCTCAATTTTGGTGAAAAATGCTTTCTGAAGTGCCGGGTAATATTCCTCATACCACATAGACAGACCACTCGCGTGAGCTGTTTTGTAAGCGGAGATAAGCTCTTCCCACTCTTTAATTGTTTCATCTGTAACGTTTACGGTTACATTAAACGTACCGCCGGTTGAACCACGACCTGCGATAGTTCTCTCGATTTCGTCTTCGAGAGCGGATGCATCGATAGTCTCAACGTCGATAGCGATTTCATCAGAAGCGTTTATTCTGTGAAGCTGTTTAAATTTTGCCGGTTTTGTTCCCGCCACCGTTTCTACTGCATAACCGGTAAGAGCACCAACGGTACTGATTCCTGCGATATTTCCTGCCATATTGGCTCCTTTCCGCCTTTCGGCTATAAATTACTGCATAAAAAAAGAGCCATTACGGCTCTGGCACGTAACCCTGTGCCCGGGAGATAAAAGGATCACCGCCCTTCTACTCTTCTTTGCTTACTTGTTTAATGACCTGATTTACATAAGTGCTCAGTCCTGCGACAAGAATACCTTGTGTGATTGCGGTAAAGATTGCCATTGCAACTTCCTGACCGCCTGTGACTGTAGATGTAGCGAAAACATAGATTCCACAAATAACCACACCCAGAAGTCCAAGGATTCCCGGGATGTATTTGTCAGCTACGGTTTCTGCCTGTTTGAGGAATACGCCTACAAAATACAGGACTACAGCTACAACCAGGAGTTCCGGTTTCACGTAGTTCATAATTTGATCCATTCTATTTCACCCCTTTCATTCACCGAGCAACTGCCCAGTGTAAATTCTTGTGTATCGGCTAACAAGCCGCTTGATACTATCATCAGCGTTCCCCATGAGTTCGGGTCCGTAGGTTCTACGAAATCCCATGCCAATCATGGACTGGTGGCTTTTTTCGTCAATCTGATATACTTTTGCAATTGGATTCGTACCTGTGGCAAAGCACTCAATCTGGATAGTTGGAACCGTGGCGCATTCATCGCCTTCAAGATCTCCTTCTGTCAGAACGTTTCCCAACATGTAGAGCCTTGCATAAGTTTTCTTTCCAGATGCAAGAGTTTGGCTTCTGTCCATGGAAAAATTTCCTTTACCAACTACAGGTTCGATCGCTTTATTCCAGCGTTCGTATATCTCGGATATTGGGTTTTTTAATATTTTCGGCATTTAATCACCCTGCCTGTTCAATTATCTTTTATGATTTATTTTTTTGGCATGAAAAAAAGCACCTACCTTTCCGGTAGATGCTTCGCATCTTAATTGTACAAAAAACAAGCCATATGATTCCATATTTTTACATAGGCAAATCGTATAATATACTGGACTATTTTTATCCGTTTTAAGGTAAAAAAATAGAAGCCCAGATGACTCCGGGCTTTATTCTATCTTCCAAACACTTCTTTTGCAATATGTCGTATCTGAATAATGATAGCTTCTTCCGCATGGTACATCGGCATGTACGCCCTGTTACCATAAGAATGATGCTTTCGTCCACTTTCATCCACATACCACCATCCGTTTGGGTCGTAGGCGTGTTTTTGATCTGGGTAAGTACCTACACCATAATCAGCACCGGACGGCAAAGGATAGCTGTCCGTTCCATAAGAAATACCGGCGCTAAACTCGATAAAAAGAACCTTGTCCCCAGAAAGCCGGACTGCTGCACCAACAATATCGCCATGTCCGTTATTGATAACTTCCGTATAGTAAGAACCTTTTTCTTCGGTCGGAACAGATTCCATCGTGGTCTGGATAACCTGTATTCCCTCTTGAGCCAGTTTGTCAATGAAAATCTGGTTCTTCCTTTGAATATCTTTCTGATATGCTTCTAACTGCTGAATTGCAGACCGCAAAGAATTATGGTTCAAACTACACTGAATCGTTTTCCTACTCATTGTTACCACCAATTTTCGCTATACCATATCGGGCGACCTGTCCTTTTTGAGTGTCAAGGATTCTTTTAAGCCTGTAGTCTGGCAAAACGGTCGGACTGTTATCATCGTCAAGAATCAAAGCTCCGTCTATATTGATTCCCGGCACAGCGTCAACCCACAGAACATCGCCTTCTTTTGGCTGAAATGTTCGGTCAAAAACCGTGATATATCGATCGTAATCAGGAACGATTCCGGCAGACAGTTCTTCTGGCGTACCGGCTGTTGCTGATACTGAAATATTCTTCTTTTGTGGATTTGAATAGACAAGAATCTTGTCAATTCCATTACTTTTTTCTGTTACTGTTGAAATCCATACGGACTGTTTTTGTCGTGTTCTACCTCTCGTATAAATCACCTCCGACATTGTATTAGATTGCATATTTAATGTGTGATGTTTTTGCATCCTCATCTGATACCTTTGCATATATTGTAGTGGTATTGATGTTAACGTGACCAAGTATTTTCTGGACTTCTGTGATCGGTGTCCCTCTTTGAAGTAGCATAGTGGCAAGTGTGTGACGGAACAAATGTGGTGTTAAAGGTCTGTCCAATCCTGATTTTCTTCCGATTTCACGGACAATTTTTTCAATGGCTTCTTTCTTCAATGCCTGATGCGGTTTGCGGTCACTCACAAATATGTATTCAGACTCATCATCTCTGGAATCAAGATACTGTTTCAAAAGAAGTTTGCTACGGGCGTTCAAATATACTTTCCTATGTTTATTCCCTTTTCCTAGTACCATAACTTCTCCTTTGTAAAAATCCACATCCGACTTCTTTACTATACACGCTTCGGTTACTCTCGCACCAGTACTGTACAAAAACTCTATCATAGCTTTTTCTCTTACAGTCTGGCAAGTCAATCGTATTCTTTCCAGTTCCATCTCTGATAATGGTTTCTTCTGAATTCGTTCATACTTGATGTTCTTGATCGAGCGGCAAGGATTTTTATTGACATATCCCTCATTTGCCGCCCACTCAAAGAATGCGTGAATTGCGGTTCTACGGCTGTCCAGTGTACGATTGCTGATGTTTCTGTTTTCTTGTGTTGTGTACAGATATACACGAATGTCATTTGCAGTAATATCTTTTACATTTTTATTTACGGTAAAGAAAAAATCATCAAGATACAGGTTGTACAGTTCAAGTGTCTTTTTACTCAAACCCCCTCTTTAGTTAATTAGCACTACGAACCTCGTTATTCCATCCAGCCAAAATCCATCCATTTGATTCTGTAGGTAATTTGTTTTCAACCGAATTATTGCAAAATATAATTTTCCCCACTTGTTTAGAATCAGATGGAATAGCATCAATGTAAAAACCTTTGTTTTTAAAATATGAATTTTTTACCTCAATAAATGTTTCGCAAGCTGAATTATCATTTTGATTTCCGTGCCAACTTGCTTCTGCTACACACAAATCATTGTCTGATTCAAAATAGCATCCGTCAATAATGGTAATCGTATTTTTTCCCGTGCCACAACCAAGACATTTGCAAATCCAATTAGAATAAGTGCTGCCTTTGACATACTTAAATGTAACATGGTGATATTTTCTAACGCTGAGTGGCTCTTCTCCGCTTTGTTCATCATGTACGCAATAGACACCATCTACACAAATAATTGTTCCCCCAAACAATTCATAGCTTCCCGCATGTCTATGCGAACCGAATGTTGATTGTTTACCCGTACTGTTTGTGAAATCGCCTTTAAATGTACACCCATACATATAGTATCGACAATTTCCACCCAAAAGCATTTCAAACGCATCACCGATACTATTATAATATGTTTTGATTTTGTCATAAATAGTATCAAAAACATAAGTTCCTTTTTCAAAATACACATCACAATTCTGTGTATAACAAGCATCTGCCAATTTGTCAAAAATTTCTTCTTGTGTATCTGAATTGTAAATATTTATGATTGGCCTTTGTCCTTTATATTTAATTGTTTTCCCATATTTAAGTGCAGGCAATCCAGTTTGCCAGTCATTATCTACAGTAGAAACATACATTTTATCTGCAATAACTCCGTCACCTTTAGCGTACCATGAAAAAGCAACATATTTAGCATTTAATGGATACTGTTCTTTTGCTAATTTTGTTCCCAAATACAATTCATTAGTTGATGATATAAATTTTCTGTCTGAATCAAAAAATATCACATCAACATTGTACCTATTCCCGGCATACATATCTTTTGTTTTGTCAAGAGTGCATAATGTTGTAGAATCTCTATTCTCATCATCTTTTAAACCACTATATATATTATTATTTACAACATAAGCCTTATTTTTGATAATATCACAAATAAGCATATAATTTGTCACTTCAATTTCTGCAAAATCTGTATCTTGTGCGGTAATTTGACGATTACTATTTTCTTCTATAAAGCTCTTAACGACAGGTTTACTGCATTTGAAATATGCTTTTTTAAGATTATCATTCGTTACACTTAATCTATGATAATACGTATTTTTCGGAGATATAACTCTGCATGGTTCTCCGTCCTTACCGTTGTTGGAATAGCCAATAATAGCTGTTCTATTTATATCGTAAAAAACAATACCTTGCACATACTGATTTGCTGTTTCGGAAACATATTCAACTTGTGATTCAGCTGGGCATAAACAAAAATCAGACACACTTCTGCCTTCAGCGGCAACAGCTTTTCCGTCTTGAAGCATAAAACCATCATTCCAGGTTAACGGATTTATATCATCCACTATGTTTCCTATATCTTCCTTTAGTGAAGCAACATCCGTCTTGTTTTGCTCGATCTGCTGCGCCTGTTCTGTGGTGGCTCCGGGAAGTACTGGGTTTACCGTCAGATAATTCGTGACAGCACTTTGTATCTTCTCATCACTTACAGTCACATTTTTAAGCATATGTTTTAAAGCACCATATGCTTTTTCGGAATCAAATCCACGCTCTGTGATATTGGTGATAAGTTTCCATGCCTTTTCCTTACGATCATACTCATAATATTCTCCTGTATCGGACATAAAACAGGATGCCCCGCCCGAAGCGTATTTTGCAATAACATCATTCAGGACAGAAACATCCGCAGATAGTCCCTGATATTTTCTTGGTTCTCTTGTATCAACACATTTTATACTTTTGAAGTCTGGAATCACATCTCCCGGTTTATATTCCTGACCGTCAACGATCACTGTGTTCTCTGCTATTTTTGCCATTTATGCAATCATCCTTTCTGCCCCAACAGGAGCTACATATGTAAATCGGTTTCCTAAAATATCTCTGGCTGTGCCAATGACAAACTGCCCGTAGTCCGCCAAAATATTGCATACAAATTCCTCTGCATCCGTCCAATATCGTTTCTTGACCATGCGGTGAAGTTCTGGTAATAAACCATAGCTGAACATCACGCAATGTCCTAATTCGTGGATAAACACACGGTTCAGAAGTTCTCCGTACAAATTATTTGCGATCGAAATTGTCATTGTAGAATAATCTGATACTGCAAGTGTCCTCTGCCCTGTACGATCAATCAGAACATTATCATGGGTAGAAACAAAGCGAACTTGCCATAAGTCCCCGTTCATGTAAAATTGTCTTAGCATGGTTTCTCACCATCCTTTTTCAAATCAAATCAAGTTCTTTGAATACTCCAAAAATTTTTGGAGATTGAATTGCAAACCAGTCAACAGTAGTTTCGTCATGTCCGAACTGTTCTGTATGTTGCCAATTACACTGCAATCCGCTTTCCGACAAGAATGCATGAATAATTTCATGCCTCAACTGTTTTTTCTGTAAGAAATCAAAATCTCCAACATTATTCGCATTGTCTATTCTAATGACAATTTCTTTTGATGTATTGTCTGTATAACCATCAACATCTGCATTTTTTAATTCTTTCGGAATAATTCTGTAATCCGTTCCAAGAACATTTATTTTGCATTTCTCCATAATCAATCTCCGTAATTAAAAAGTCCCTGTCACATTTCTGCAACAAGGACTAAATTTAATTCTTATTTGTTAATTCATCTGCTGTATCAGACGGGTCAGATCAGTTCTTATCTGCTGTTTGAGATTCGCGTCTGCATCCGACCACATTTCAGACATCGTGCGGATGACATCTTGTGTATACTCTTTCATGGACTCGTCCATTTTTCTCTTGGATTCTGTATCATTGGAATCGTGGTAATGCCTGCGATTTTCACTGTATCTGTCGTAGGTTTCACCGTATCTGGACTGCTTATGGTTCATTCCATCCATCCTCATATCACTACAGTCTGGATGATAACCCATGCGGTACATATTGTGTTCAAACTCTGGATTGTTCAGATACTCGTCCATCCAGTCATCATCTTCCATGTACAGATACGGTTTATATCCCATACGACTTCCTTTGCCTTTCGGGGCAAATCTGCCGTTTGCGTAACGATATCTGTCATATCCCATGCGTCCAATATACTTCTCTTCCTGTTCGCATTCGTCCATAGCTTCTACGATTCTGTAATCTTTATCTGCACAAATCGCACACTTTACGGATTCCATGCAGTCCTTCAGATCGTCCCAGTCTTGAGCACTGAGATTATCGAAGCCATGTGTCTTGGCTTTTTCCATAGCCCATTTTCCCATTTCCATTGCAACTTTATGCATTACAGTGCCCCCTTTCTAACAGCCTGTGTAACAGGTGTATCTGCTGTTGGGGCTGTACCATTAATTGCTGTCAAATTGTTACTCGGACTACAAGCCGGATTCCCTAACATCTTGAACACTCCGCCGGTTGCATTTGTGGCTACTCTGGTTGCGTACTTCGTTCTGGTTCTTACGCCACAAGCCGTAACCTGTGCACAGCAACGATTCTGTAATGGATACAGGGTTGTTCCCGTTCCTATTTGAATCATCACCGGAGCGTTAATCGTAGTGGTTTCTGGTATGCTCTGTGCAATCACAATGCAATATTTTTCACCATTGTTATAACTACCTGCTGGAAGTGTAATCACAAGATTACCACCAGTAAATGCAACAGCTTGGCTTATCACAAGACGATTGCAGAGCTTACAAACGTTTTTACAACTCATACTTCTACCTCTCAATCAAATAAGAGGTGAGCCACAACCCACCTCTTAGAATTAGTCAACCTCTAAGGGTGAGTTACTTAGCAGCAACCGTTGCTGTATCCGTTGCATCCACCGTAGTAGGTGTTTGGATTCGGAACAACGTATGCCGGGATAGCTGCCGGATTGATTGCATTAATGAGCTGCTGTGTCTGAGAAGCCATTGCAGTTGTAAGCAGTGCACTCTGGCGATCCTGAGATGCAGCACGTTTCAGGTCAGAGTTCTCTGCCTGTAATGTTGCAATCTTATCATTTGTCAGGAAATCAAGGATTGCTCTCGTGTTGCTGTTCTGATTTTCCAGAAGATCTCTGGTGTTGTTGTTCATTGTGTTCTGAAGAGCACAAGTGTTGGTAGCCAGGTTGTAGTTGATGCCCTGGATAGCTTCCCTGGTTTCACAACAGCAGTTTGCTAACTGAGACTGTAATGCATTGGTATTCTGCATACCGGCTACAGTATCAGCATTGATTGCCTGCTGAACGCCATTGAAGCCCTGAAGCATTCCAACGTTCATGCCGTTGAAACCGCTCTGCATGGTATTGTTGAGCGCATATGTGCTGTCGCAGATACCCTGCTGAATACCTCTGATACCGTTCTGGATATCGTTAAGAGCAAAGCTCTCATTGATATCGGCACGTGTAGCCCATCCTTGGAAACCGGCACCGTTTGCACCATTTCCACCATTACCGCCGAAGCCACCGCCCCAGCCGCCGAAACCTCCCCATCCGAAGATTGCGAAGATCAGCACGAGCCAAATAAGTGAAAAACCATCGCCGCCCCACATGTCATTGGCACGGTTATTAGAGCCTGTAGCAGCTGCAATGTCGCTAAGACTGTAATTAGAACCATTCATCATGTTTTTAGTCTCCTTAAATATTATTTACAATAGGAGACATCCGCGGCTGTCATCCCAAATTGTAGCGATTTTAAATCACCCAATCATGGGGAAGTGTTATAATCCAAGGAATTTCTGGATAATTCCGTCTGGTGATAAGTGTTTTTCATTAAATACATTTTGCTGTATTTGATGTAACTGGTTTGTGTCACCTTTTTTATACAAATCCAAAGCATTTTTCAATGTTGGATTATTTCCTGCAAATTTACTCATATCGTTCATCATGTTATCAACACTTCCGAACCTCTGAGAAATCATTCTTTCAACTTGCATTTTCATCATGGCGTTTGGGTTGAAGCTCATCTCTGTTTCCCTCCATTCTGTTTGGGTTCCGGTGTTCCCGGCATCTGCGTTGGGAACATGCTCTTTATTTCAGAAATCTCAGAACAAACATCGTTCCGCAGCTGATTAAACATAGCTTCTATGTCAATCGGTTTTTCTTCGGGCTTTGGTTGCTGCTGTTCGTCTGGATCAATAATCCGGTAAACAAAAATTCTGCTTTTTCCGTCTGCCTGTAGTTGCTTTTTATATATTTCTGTACCATCTGTTTTTGGATAATAGACAGGATTCCCGGTCATATCCACATCCTTTGCTTTTACAGTGTCAATACCATCAACCATCTGTCCCGGAAGCATGGCAACCTGTGGCATCTGTTGTACCGGTTGTTGTATTTGTGTCTGTCCATAAGGCATTGCCTGTTGGTAGTTGTTCTGCAACTGTGCCAATCTATCTTGATACGGTTGTACCGGTGTTTGTGGATATGGGTTCAATGGTTGTGGATAATATGGATAAAATGCCATAGTGTGTTCCTCCCATCTCTGTAAGCTTTTCTCTATACTTATATTATAGGGGAGAAACTTAAGTATTTAAACGACACTATTTCGCCATGTTTTCGCCATGATACAAAGAAAAGCCCCGATAGTACATCGGGGCAACTTTAACAATCTTCTTTTTTACTTTTCGGTTTATGCGGTCTATGGTTCTTGGACTATACCCCATAATCTCTGCTGTTTCAAACAACGTTTTTTCCTCATAAACTCTCAACCGGAAAAATTCTTTTTCTCGGGAATCAAACCCGGATTCGCTTAGATAAAACTTTCTTTCATCTTCTGAAAAATCTGTATAATTCATAATCCCACCGCCTCCCTTACAAGTGGAATTGCTTGTTATGCCGGAAAGATACCGCTTAGTGCAAATCCTACGATAGCCCCGATCACGGCTGTGATAACGCAAACAACAATCGTATCATAGCGTTTTGCCGGGGCTTCCATGAGGGATTTTAAATTATCATTCATTTCATCCACTGTATCTTTTATGTGCCCGAGATCATTGTTGTAAAGAACGATTTTGGTCTCAAGCGCATTGATACGTTCAAAAAAAATTCCGTCACGTTTAGAGTGCTTCTCTTTCATTTCGCGAACAACTTTTTCCAATTCTTCTAAGCGGTGTTCGTTAAAGCAATTCTGTTCACATCCCATCGCTACTCTCCTTCACTCCCATTACATTTTTTTGTACTTCTTCCCACCTCATAATGAAGTACCCCAGCAACGCCTGGGAGGAAATGCGTCACGTTCTCAACCTGCTTTTTCTGTCAGATTCCTCTGGCAAAGGGAAAAACGCCGTGATTGACAAATATCTCTGTCTCAGAGTTCCATCCTGCATTTACAGAATTTTCCGAATGAGATGTTTCAAACTCAACTCCCTGTTTCACAAGAAAATAAAGAGCCAAATCGAAAATACAATCATAGCATTTGTCCATATCTTTATTGATGTTTTCTTCCGTATAACTCTCAGGATAATTGCGTTTTTTCTGGAATGACCGAATAGCTCTTTTGACCGCTAAAGGAATCATCCTTGCGGTCAGTTCATCACCTTCCAGATATGTTGTCAGATCGCTTGTAAGCTGTTCGTCCATACCGTTTCACCTACCCTTGCTGTGATATAATTTCTGATATGATACCAGCCTTGTTTGTGGAAGTCAGGGCATAACCATTGTCACTTGCAAACTGTCTCAGTTGAGCCACAGTCATACTGGACAGCTCGCTTTCTGTATACTTGTGTGAAACACTTGCTACAGGCGGTGACTGGCTGTTTTCATCAAGGCTATGCCCGCTTATTCCCCCTTTGTACCGATAACGATACCGCCGTTGGCTTTCGGTGCTACCGGAATAAACATACCGGATGCTTTTGTCCATACGGCAACCGGATCCTGTGTAGCCCACATGGAAAGAGTAACAAAAGAACGATTCTCTTCCTGGATGAACTGTCTGTATTCATTCTCTTCCGGTGTTGGTCCCCAAAGTCCAGTACCGAAGGAACCGCCTGCATCAGCTTCGTAGAGAGTGAACACATCCTCTTTGAAGTATCTTCCAGTCATCAGAGTTCCGTCTGCTTTTCTGTAACGGAATTTCTCATCACAGCGACCAACAGTGATTCCGTACTCCTGCATGAGCAGATTTGCAAGCTCCTGTCTGGTAAGGAGACGTTTATTCGCAGCTCCCAGAACAGCTGTCTGCATAGCTGTGTTGTTTCTCATGTAGTTGATCATCTTCAGAGATGTGACTGCATTTGTCACTACATATCCAGAATCCTCGGCTACAGTTACCATCTTCTGAATATCGCCCATGATATCTGCGTCTGCTGCGGACCAGTCGGTAAGAACAACCTTTGCATTACTTGGTACGCCATAATCGATATTCATTTTCACATTGTTTTCATCAATTTTTACCATACCGGTTGAAAGGAATTGGCCTTTCATGATGTTTGCCCTTCCAACAACACCTTCAAACAGGTTTGTCGCATCGTCAAAAACAAAGTTTGTAAGAGTTTTATCATCCGGAACACCATTTTCGATAGCTTCCTGGAGACGCTCTGACTGATTGATTTTCCTCTTGATAAAGAGTTTTTCAGTCAGAACTTTCTCAAATCCTGGTCTGGAGCCGATCTCTGCTTCAGTATCGAGTGCATGAACGAACGCTACCTCCGGCAGTCGTTGTCCAGCCATAAGTCTGTAATATTCGGCTTTCCAAAACGGTGTCTTTACATCCGGGAAAATGGTATCGAGAATACCAGGTCTTGCCACAGAAAAATTCTGAGCAAAGTTCAATCTTTCTTCTGGTGTGATAGCTTCTAATACATTGTATGGCATATTGGTTATACCTCCTTAAAATACTGGGTCTGTTGTGGTTACAAAAACAATTCCCTGCGCGGTAAGCTCTGTTTTTGCAGTTTCGTCGACTGTAACTGGTAGTCTTTTCTCAAGGACACGTCCTGCTACAATCACGGAAATCGGTCTTTTAGCATCATCTGTCATATCAACATCTTCAAATACGATTCCTTTTGCACCAGTCCCATTTGTTGGATACACGGAACCTGCTTTGATGATTTTTTTATCATTTACTGCCGTTGCATTTGTTGCGTCTGCTGTGTAAGTTTTCAGTACAAGTCCAACCTCGGATTCGAGAATGTTGGGAGTTGACTCATACTGTTTTGTTTTCATAAAAGCCATAATCTAAATCTCCTTTACTTATTTAAAAATTAACCGGTGCATTATCGCCTGCCGGTTCTGTTTTGGGGTTCATGCGTGCTGAGTAAGCTTTTGCGTACTTAGCTGCTGGACTATCGTTGTCATCTTTTTTCTGTCCCTTATCTGGATTTCCGCCGCCCGGATTCGGAGTATTATCAAGAACTGCTTTCTCCCATTCAGATTTTGCGTTATCCAGAGCCGCTTTATTTGCTTCGGAAATTCCATCAACAAAAGTTTTGACTTCCTTCATTACGTCTTCAGACTTGTCTGCTGGCATAGACGCAAATGCTTTGATAGCGCTTGCATACGTTTCTGTAGAAAGGCCCGCATTAGCGAAAGCAGATGTAATCTCACTGGAAAGTGCTTTCCTGTTGGATTCAGCAAGTGCTTTTTCCAGGTCGGAAATCCTCTTTTCGTTTTCTGCTTTTTCCTTCTGCCGCTCTGATTCCTGTCTTTCAGCATCCGTCATGTTCTGGGCTTTCAAATCGTCCAGTTCCTTTTGAAGATCATCTGCTTTATCAGCTTTTTCTTTCAGAGAAGTGTTTTTTTCCTTCACTTTTTTTGTCTCTGATTCAACGGAATCAAGATATTTAGTCACCTGCTCTTCAGACGGTTCTTCGATTCCAAAGCCAATAAGTACCTGTTTTGCCTGTTCTCTTGTCATAGAAATCTCCTTTCTTTCAGACCATCACACTTTTTTCACACGGTTCGCTCCGCACATGATCTGTACCCGATTTACGCTCACGGGCTGTTGCATTATTTTTGTGTATTAAAAAAGGAACCTTGGATGTTATTCCTTGGTTCCTTTGATAATTGAATTTACGAGTTTTGATTGATAGCCGAAGAATTTACCGTTGAATCAATTTCAGCCGAATTCTTACCGTTTTTATCAATCAATTGTTGTGCTTTCTGCATTTCCGCGTCCGGGTCTGCCAGTTCGGGATATACAGTTCCCAAGTAAGGCAAACTCATTTCATATACCTTTTGTGGATCACTAAATAATCCGCAAGTAATCAGTGCAATCAGCGGATGAATTTTATTCTTAAACAGATAGTCAAGAGCCTGTGCTTTGACAAGCATGTTATCTGTCGGGTTTCTGGTTATCTTTACATCAAAATCTCTTGTTGAGATTGAAATATCCTTTGTGGTCTGTCGGATGATATTCAGAATGATTCTGGCACTTGCTTTCTCAGCTTCCCGGATAAATGGTTCATCCAGTTTTGCTCTGCGCTCTGCAAAATCCCATCCATTTCTGAGATATACAGCTTGACCGGTATCGCCAGACGATTGTTGCTGCCTATCCGGCATTCCCTCAACAATAAGCATATTGCTGTAGATATCGTCTTTTGCAACTTGACTTTCTGTTTGATTCAGTTCAGCGGTCATCAGGTCAACATCTGACTGGCAACCATTTCCAGTATCCTTTACAGAGATAGCGCCAAGCTTAATCATTTTCAGGAATTCGCTTTCATCAATCTCGCAGTTCTTAAATTTCATAAGAGCTTGCACGAACTGTTCTACGCCATCCATTCTGTTCGACTGCATGTTGTTCATGGTGTCAAACATGGTTATCGCAATCTCGATATCAGAGAGACGATCGTGGTTATTCGGGTACTCAACTACCGGGATGCCGCCAAAACCATTGATGCCGGTTTTTGTAATCTGTCCATTCTGGATTTCAAAATATTGTTTTGCCGAAAAGCACAAATAATACTGCTGTTCATTCTCATCTTTAAGAATCTGAACCGAGAGCATCGCTTTTCCGGTCTTCCGTGAATAAACAATATAGCAATCCCCCGGATATGGTATAAAAATTCGAAATGGTGGTAACTCACTGTCCTTTGCCCAGTCATCTTCTTTCAGAATCGCTTTATATGCGGTTCCTACAGCACTTTGATAAGTACCTAGTTCGATGTTTCTGGCTTCTGCGTTTGCTTCGTCCAGATAGTCGTTGAACAAATCTACCTGCTCATTTGCTTCTTTTGTAGCTTTTTTCTTCTTGCACACATACTGGATAGGTTCGCCGTATGTCTGTGATGCTTTGAAGCGGACAACTTCCAGCGCATGATTCTCGCATACACGGTTGTTGATTTCCGGTCGCACCACTTTTTCTCTATAGAGAATCGGCTGATCTCCTTTGTAGTACCGGTACAAATAGTCAATCAGTACCCTATTCCGGTTATGAGTACCGATTGTATCAGAAACAACTTTTCTGACGTTTGCTGTTGTGATCTGGCTTACACCGGTATAGGCAATTTTGCGACCAAACTCGCCCCGGCATAAGTCAATGAAATTCATTTTATTTCTGCCCACTGCCTACACCTCCCATTTTTGGGCATTAAAAAAGCACCGGATTATTCTCCGATGCTCGTTTTACAGGTTACATTATATTATACATAGAACATATGATTCCATATTAAAACATATTAACTTTCAAAATGCTTTTGTTTCCGCAAAGCTTCAATGGCTTTTCCATGGCAGGAACGGATATGCTGTACGGAATATCCCATCTCGTCTGCGACCGTGACCAGATTTTTAAATTCTATGTATCTCTTATGAAGTAAGGATGAGTACATGGAGTTTTCCATGTCATTGATATCTCCGGAAACTTTCATTTGCAATTCTGCCAGTTCCTTGACATCAGATGCTATTTCCTGCTGCAATTCAACAATTCTGGTTACAGCATCACCAACACGGTCTTTTCCGCCGGAAGTCTGCACTTTATCTCCATTTGAAAAAGAAGATATACTGGTTGCCAAAAGCCTTAAGCGGTATTCTTCCTGTATTTTATTCTGTATTTTTCTATCAGAATCTTGCACTTGCTCAAGATATTGTCGTGTGTTCATCTCATTCTCCCTCCCCATAATGGATTGCGCATAGCCGTCACTGTACCTACATTTCCTTTTTCTATAAACATCTGAAGCTGAGTAAGACCGTCCGGTGCGTCATCATGCACATTTTTTCCAAGCTGGACAAAGAAAGTAAGTTCGTCCATAGCTGCTTGATACTCTTTGCTCCGGTGTTCTTCGTCCAAAAAAATAAAGTTTCTTTTTATATCATCTGAATATGCGATGATCTTAGACATTTTTTCCATGTTTCCCGGTGCACGGCTGGATGTGCAACTGCATTTATACTTCTGTTCTTTAAGTTTTTCATCCACGTACATCTTGTACATATCACCACCGTTGTTTGCTTCGAAATTAATCTGACGGATTTCATTTCCGATGATTTTTCCAACAACAAGTGGAAGGGTAACTTCTTTTGTTCCTTTGTTAAATACCCAGTCAAAAATATAGATATCTCCATTTTCGTATTCTCGCCCAATAGGCATTGAAAGGCTATCTCCACCGCCCCATGCAACATCACAGGCAGTAACAACACGGCTGTCACCTTCCGGAAGTATTCCATTGTAGTACCGAAGTCCATCTTCCGGAAAAAGGATTCCTTCACGGATAAATGGATTTTGCTGGTATTTGGCTTGCCATTCGTTAGCATCCAGTCTTGACTTCATATCCACGTAATATTTCGTGGAAAATCCTACTCCGTAGTCATAATCAAAGTTGGATTCACCATTTTCATTCAATGCCGGAATCTTCCTAAAGCGGTACCGTGGATTATTTTTCTTTTCAGTCTCCACTCTTCCAAGAGGATCCATGACATTCCATCGTGTTCCGACCATTAACTCTCGTGCACCGTCATTTTTACGGTCAACCAGAACGTTCAGATAATCCTGATACCGGTTTTCCAGACGTGTTGGGCTTAATGATTCAGTTCTGTCACGAACAAGGTCATCCACATATAAGTAACCGTCCGAAGATATATCTACGGAACCAGTCCATGTTCCGTCAATACCACGACAGGTCAGCGTCGAAAATCGGTCCGGTGCGCCAAGGTTGATTTCTTTCTTCTCTGCCGACTTCTTTTCAAGGGTTGCAGACGGAAAGATTTCGTTGAAGGTATATTCTGGTGTCGAAATAAGGTTCTGTATTTCTCCGTAAAATCCATCGGCAAGGATTCCACTGTGACCGCTCATAGCGTTATGGCTGTTCGGGCGTTTACCCATTATCCAGGACAGGAAAAATATACAGGTGGTTGATTTTGCTGTTCGGGGTGGCATAGACACGCCAAGAAACTCAATCTTTCCGTCCTCTAAGTCCTGTAAATCCTGTACGAGAATATTCAATGTCTTTTTTCTCGGCTCATAGAATTTTCTTCGTGGTTGTCTGTTCTTTTCCATGTAGTACAGATAACTCTCGAATAGCCATGGGGCTTCTAACAGCAAATACTGCCAGTAAATATCATCAAAATTACCGCTTCCCGTCAGTGCAGCTTGTCTTGCGGCTACGTTATGAGCATACTTACTTACTTTTATTGCCATTTGCTGTGCTTCCGGATTCTCCGTAAACGGCAAATCAATGTTCATGTTTAACAACAGATCAAGGCAGTCTTTCTGATTCTGGTAAACAGACATATCTCCGCTGATGATTTGATTTAAGACCGCCCGGTACCACTCAAATGAGCCTTCTGTAAATTTCTGCATAAAAATAGAGCCAGACCTCCTTTCTTCTTAGGATTTAGTCTGGCTCTCATGTGGCTCTTTGACTGATTTATTTATTTTTCTTTTTTAATTTCAAGTATTTTCTATATTTGCGACTGTATTTCCGAAGAATCAAATCAAGCATGATGCTATTTGTTTGTTCTGTGTTTTCTGACATAGTTGTGAGATACGGATAATCTTCTCTATCATCTACTAATGTCTTGAAAATTAAGTCTAAGGCAAACTGAGCGCTGATAGGTGGGTCGCACAGTTCAAAGTCTTTATCCTTGTACCACTCATCAATCTTCTTTTGAAATCCATCAAAGGATATTTCTTCGTTCCATATCATACATTACCTCACGATGCTTCTAAGTGAATCCCACCACTCGTCTTTTTTATTTATATCTTCTACTCGTTCGAACATAAATTTCAACTTATAAATATCTGATTCTGATGCAACAGATTCAGTATGCATGAGTTTGAATTTTCTTTTAAGATATCCAATTTCAAGAATGCATTCCTCCGGAAGATCAGTGTAATTCATGACGCATTCTACCAAAACAATTCGTTTATCTTCTTCATGATGTATTTCAATGTCTGCCAGTGCATTAATGATTTCTTCATCAATAACCTTAACGGGATAATTCACTACACCATATTTCATATATTCACCTCAATCTGGAATCCCTAATTGTTTGTAAGTAAATACGGCTGTATATTTCTTCCCACACTTGCAGCAAGTTTCCGTAATGGTACAGGTCTTTTCTTTATCGTCGCACTCTGAAATAGCTGAATCCCGGAATCTACATCCGCCTGTTAAAATACATTTAATCCGTTTTATATTCATCTGGTTCCTCCAAATAATTGATAATTTCATGTGCGATATGTGCCAATTCCATTCTGGTATGTCGCTCAAAAAATTCATCAAAGTCAATTTTGAATACTGAATCAAATTTCTGTGATTCATTGATTCTTTTTATAGTTTTATCAAGTTTTGTTTCTGGATAAGGTGGGTTTATATAACAAGTCAAAGGATTATTTTCATTATGTACCTCCGAATCGCATATAACCGGATACCATTCAACAGCAGTTCTTTCTCCTGCGTCTTTTTGAATTAGAATATTTGAAAGTCCTCCAATATAACATTTTATGACCATATCATCATTTTTTATTTTTACTGAATATTCCTTTTGGAATTCAAATGCAGTGTACTCAGTATAAAATTTTAAAACGGTCTTTGTAATTGGCGGATAAGATGTAAGAAGAATTTCCTCGATATCAATCTGCGCATATGTTTCTATTCCAAGTTCGATGATCTCAATCGGAATCCTTTTAACCACAATTTTCATACATTCACCTCAAATTCTTTCTTACAGTTGCTACCCTTGCACTTCAATTTAAGATGCTGAATTTTTGTCTCTGGGCTAATCAGAAGTGCTTTCTTCTCGCAAAAAGGGCAGCAATACCACAGTTTGCCATTGATGTTCTTTATTAATGCCCGTCCGTCCCACGGCTCTGGTGGGTTCATTACCTGAGAGAAATCTATCCCCTCAGATTCAAATGCTGATTTAATGCTCATTTTGCTTTTACTCCTTTTCGACAAGCAATTCTGCGTATTTTGTGAATTCCGTGCATTTTTAAATAGTTATTGGATACAATATATTCGCCTCTTACCTGGATTCCATAAATCAACATTTTATTCTGAGACGTATCATAGAATGGCTTTTCCAATATTATTTTTTCGGACACTATTTTGTCGCACCCATATTCACATTGTAAAATGTTAACAAGCCATTGTTCGTTTGATTGCTGTGTTGCAAAAGCACTATTAAAAAAAGATCTGTGTCTAAATATAATATGTATGATTCCTTTCGGTGGTATTTCTTTCTTCAATACTTTTTTGATTGTTTTGATTCTTACGCTTGTTGCAATTGGAAACTCCCATGTGTTCAATGGAATTATTTCTTTGATTTTAATTATCCCGTCTAGCGTTTCAAATTCTTCCATATCAACTTAGCCCATGAATCTTTCTCAGATTTGCATATCGGTCAACCAGTACATCCAATGCGGTCTGAAGCTGGTTGATTGTAATGCAATCAGACTGGTGCTGATCTTTATACATTTTTAAGCTTGCAGCAAAATCTGTCTCCTTTTTATCTGACTGCGCATCGTTAATTAATTCAGGTTCTCCATACATCATCATCACATCACAATCTCTTTCCAGCTCAATCTGGTATTCTTGTAAATCCAAAATTTCATGCTGTCTTTTCTCACATTCTTCAGACAGTCGGACAACTTCCTTTTTTAGCTGATCTACCGTCCAGTTTTTCATATCTTCAATTCTCATGGTTTCCTCCCATCAAATCTTGGTAAATATTTCCATATCGTAGTTATCACGGATATGATCCACGCATTCAGACAGTTTTTCTCTAACAAATTGATCGTTTGCAATATCTGGATGTATGTTCAATATGCAGCTATCCTTTTTGCCGTCTTTCTGAAATTTCTTCCAGTCAAATGTCATTACGAACAACGGAATTGCTTTGAAATTTTTGGTCTTGTATCTTATGTATAGATTAAAAAATTTATTAAACATGGAAATCTCCCCCTTCAATTATACTGCCTTTCCTCCCTGTGCTTCATCTGGCACTTGATCATCTTTGCTATGTTTTCACGTTCCTGTTTTATTCCATGCCCCTGACGGAACAATTCGCATTCGAGGATATTTCCGCACTTGGAACATTCATCTTTGATTTCTTTACCGAATACTTTCATTCCATATCTCCGTATATCAGCAGTTTAATAAGCTGCTCTTCTGTAATTTTCTTCGCATTAATTCCAAGCCATAAATTTTTATATTGCAAAGAATCATATAGTTCATTAATTCTACTTATCCGCACCCTAAACGGTTTGCCGCTTTGCAAGAAGTAACTGGCTGCACCACGAAGTGTTTTTGTTCTATAAGGTGACATAATAATAAAAACCCCCACAGTACATGTTTCCGTTTCCAAAATAAGCGTTCTCCTATTGAACTGCATTATCGATGTTTTATTACATGTTTTATTAAATAATTTCATCAAAAAATGATCTGCATCTTCATAATCAACCGCCATGTACAGCACTGATATTTTACTCATTTTCAATACCCTCCCAACATTCATAACTGTCATTCAAGCATCTGAAGTTTGCATGATGTTCGATTTCACCATTACAGCGGACGCCTTCTTCCAGTGCGTACCATTTACATGTACAACAAGAATCTTTTTCCATAATGTTACTTCCAAAAAAATAAAAAAGTCCGGCGGGTGGACTTGAACCACGCATTGTCACCCAACGTGAACCACCGGAACCAATCAGAAGGTAAATTTGAGCATTTTGGAAATGCTTTCCGGTAATGGCAATTTACCGGAATCGGAATGGCAGGAATCGAACCTGCGGCGCATAGTTTATATACTGCTCTACCACTGAGCTACATTCCATGCCGCTTACCACGGCTGATCACCTCGGTAAATGAATGAGATGATTTCCATTTTGCACAACATATAAATGATATGCTTTTCGTACTGCCCAGCAGTCACCAGGATAAACATCAACCTTTTCCCATGGGTTTTTGCCAGAGAAACATCTGCCGGAGCTACCGACTTGCGGAATCGAACCGCCCGCCCAAGCTATAAAGGCTGGAACACCATGTTTCTTTTGGCAATTGGAGTAGTGGGATTCGAACCCACGGGCAATCCGACTAAACGGACGTTCTGCCGCCAATCACCTTACTCCATAAAACCGATAATAGCCATACTAAAATCGGATTTCCTATCTACACTTGGCAGATGGAACGGTGCATACACGATTCGAACGTGTACAACATTTCTGTTGGATAGGTTAGCAACCTACTCTGATACCATTACAGCAATGCACCATATCACCGCCTGTCACGGTCAATCACTCCAATGAAAGAGCAATTGGGTTGAGTTCCACATCCATAGAAAGAAGGTATATTGAGAATTTGCTTTAATCCGCTGAACGATAGACGGATTAATTGCAGGAGGCGGATTTGAACCGCCGTTCTCAAGGGTATGAACCTTGCGAGATTCCGCTTCTCCATCCTGCGATGTACATATCTGGAAGAACCATTTCAGCACGTTCACTTATTGCCTACTTTAAGGGAGACCACTTTACAATCCGATAGGCAGCAAACATGTCCGGAACTCGGAATTACATTCCCATGCGCTGCCCTGCGCTATTCCCACGCCAAACTTTCAGGCTCCAGACAAGCGGAACGGATGGATTCGAACCATCAAGACCTAGTCTACGACCAGGTCGTTCCCAGTTACTTGCACATTCCGAATAACCTGGATTCCCAGGTTAGCAATAGGTTTATCGTGTTATGCTTTCCACTAGACTGTTTTCATCCGTGCCAGTCCCACGGAGTTGTTTCGGAGGATTATTCCTGAAATGCCTCTTGAAAACTCCCTGTCGTCAACGTGCACTCATTGGCGACATATTCAACTCAGAGACAGAACCGAACGGGAAGTTGCTTTTTCAAATCCGGCTACGCCGTTACGTACCTTCTGAAAAACAACCCACATACACACATTCGGCAGTTTTTTCTATCCACAAAACGGATGGACAGCTTCGGGAGAAATGGAAGCTCTGGGGTTCGAACCCAGGACCGACCGGTTATGAGCCGGTTGCTCTGACCAACTGAGCTAAGCTTCCTGAGTAGCAAAAAGATACAGGGTCGATGTGATATCTGTCTTTTTACTACTGTTGCAGTTCTTGACCACCAGCCGCAACAAAGGTTAAAACCACCCGGAACGTTTGACTGTTCCTTTAGTCATCGCCGTTGCGATAGGTGGTTAAAGGGTATTTCGTTAAAAAAAGGAAAAAGAAAATCCAATCTGCACCAAGAAAAAGATATAAACTCGATGCAGAGCGGCGCATGTGGGATTCGAACCCACGCATGCCGGAGTCAAAGTCCGGTGCGTTACCGCTTCGCCAATGCGCTATGTTGCGGCAGTCGCTCAACCCTGCCGCACGTGATATACTTCAAAAACACCATTGCTATATTTATGCTTATCCTGGAACGCCTGTATCAGTCGTAACTCATTTGGAGGAAATTTGGTTTTGGATATCTACTTCATTATTATAAATCCGTACTGATACAGGCTATCTAGGGATTTCATGCCTCGTCCTGTCCGTGATGAACCTTCCTCCAAGTCCATACGACGAGGACTGTACCTTTGCTTTTATTATTTTAATCCGCTCTACCAATATCAGCGGCATTAAAACCATTGGAAATGCCAGTAACATTTATTTCACCTCACAGGGATGTTAAAAATAAAATCACGCTTATTCCGGTTCCAATAAGAATCATCGAACAAGCGGCAGATTCCCATTTGTCTTTGTTGTTATTTGTCACGATCTCGGAGCTTGCCGAAACGAACATCAGAACATTGATTGCAAGTGCAATTATCGTAAATATCGTCCTCATCGTTCTTCTCCAATCATGAAATCAAGAATCTTTTCTGCTGTCTCTTCTTCAGGCTCAAATGGAAGTCCACATGTAGAATAGATTTCCAGAGCCGATTTCAGGCTTGATTTGAAGCCTTGGTATATTTCTCCATGTTGAAGCAGTTCGTGCCTTAAAACTGAAATTGCATCAGTAATTGATTGAGAGCTAACACTAATCTGTGCCAGACATTCCATTTCAATATCTGGTACTCCCACCATTTCAAAGTTAAACGTCGGTACTTCATCGACCGAAACATGAAAATCAACCGATTTTACCCTCGGTACTTTATGTTCGTCAATAAAGTACTGTGTCCCCCTCCAGTCATACGGATTCGGATTTACAATCTTCACAACAGACATTTTCATATCCCCTTTCCTGTGCATTGCAGTACACCAGAAGATGCTCTGCGATTTCCTGAAGCTGAACCGGATCGTATTTCGGAATTGCAACCATTTTGCCTTCAAGCATTGGGGACAGTGCGAATACCGGTGCGTCTGTAACAACCGTTGCTTTTATCAGCATAGCTGCTACATCAACTGGTTCTGACGGTAACAGCTCATAGATTCCTTTTTCTTTATTCATGCCTCTTTTACCTCTCCAAAATATTCTTTGTATAACTCATAGTCATTTCTTCCAATCAGGTCTTTAACCTTGCATTTTTGCTCTATCCGAAGATCACTGTATGTGTAAATGGTTTTTGTGACCTGTATACGATAATCGCCGACATCAGTGATTCCGCTTTCAGTCTCGATTTTTTCTTCAGCTGAAAACCAATTCCCGTTCGGAGTTAAGAAGTAAGCTCTTTGCACTGCTCTTCCGAGTGCGATATATTCCAAACTAGCTTTGTCCGTAAAAACCTTTTTCGCCGATTCCGTGTCGTACAGTCTTTCGTCCTCCAGAACAGCTTTCTTGTGATGATACTCGTACATCCGATCATGAGCTAAAGGCTTTTCAAGCGGATGGCATTCAGAAGACCTTTTTTGTTTTTTAAAAAATTTTTCAAGCATCGTCTTTTACCTACCTTTTCCGAAAATACTGTGTCAAGGCTTCACGGGTGATCTGTGACACGCTTTTGCCGGTTCGGTTCTTTTCAGCTATAAGTCTTTGCTCCAATTGGTACGGCAACCGGATGCGAATGGATTCACCTTGTGGATTATTCTTTTTCATAGGATGTATCCTCAACTTACTATTTCCACTGGATAACCTAGCTTTTCTTCAAGCTCAGCTACCGTTATTTTACGTGGCTTATTTAATTTGATTTTCACATCTTGCACCGCACCATCTTTGTTTTTAGCAATCCCGCGTCCAGTGTATATGTCAGCTTCTTCATTAGCGTATACACTGAGATGATTGTATCCATATGTACGGCACCACCTAGCAGCCAAATCAGAAATTTTCATCAATTCTTCCAACTCATTCCCGAATAAATGCGAATATAATATAGCTCGATCATACATTTCCTGTGTTACTGCTGACAGCGCAATCACGCTTTTATACGGACTTCCGATAAAACGGAAAAATCTGCATGATTCCATTACTTTTTCGCCTTTCGGAAGCGCAAAGCCTTGAGAAATTGCCATCTTAAGAAGCTTCGATGATTCAATATCGCTTTCTGTGATAACACACTTATTTGTAAAGTCTATCATTACTGTTCCCCTCCCAACATTTTATATAGTGTTCCTCTTGACACTCCCATGATTTCGGCAAACTGAACTTTGGTAATTTCCCCAGCCTGCCATCTTTGCTTTGTTTTCTCGAAGAGTTCTTTGTCTACCTCTTTTTTTGCTCGTCCTTTATATTTCCCTTGAGCTTTCGCAATCGCAATTCCTTCTTTCTGTCTCTGACGAATATTTTCACGTTCTCTCTGAGCTACGTATGAAAGAAGCTGCAATACGATATCAGCAATCAGAGTTCCGGTCAAATCTTTGTTTTGCGCGGTGTTAAGTAATGGCATGTCCTGGACAACGATATCTGCTTCAATCTCTTTTGTAATTTTTCTCCACTCAGCTATAATTTCTTCATAATTCCTTCCAAGTCGATCAATGGAATGGATCACCAGTACGTCACCTTTTTGAAGGGAAGCGATCATCTTCTGATATTCAGGACGATTGAAATCCTTGCCGGACTTCTTATCCATATAAATTTTATCGACGCCTTCTTCTCTCAATGCCTCCATCTGTCTCGCTTCGTTCTGCTCAATTGTTGATACTCTCACATACCCTATTTTCATATATACACGCCTCCGTTTCTTTATAAGTCAATTATACACTTTAAAGTGTGCGATGTAAAGTAAAACATACACATTTAAGTGAAATTTCATTGCTTTTTATAACGTTTGCGTTTATTATGTAATTAGGAGGTGTTTATATGGTATCTAGTAAAATCAAACAAATCATGCGGATGAAGAAGGTTACCAACATCAAATTAGCAAAACATCTTGGAACATCACCGCAAGCACTGGCAAATAAATTCTCAAGAGATTCGCTATCTGCTGAAGAGATGATATCTATTTTAGTCTTTCTTGACTGCCAAATCGCTGTCGAAGCGTTGCCGGACATCATTGTTAAATTTAATAGCAACGATCTCAAAAGGGAACCGTAATGGTTCTCTTTTTTTATGCCCTAATTATCACTCCCTGTCTGGGATGAAATTGCAGCTAAAGTTTATTCTGCTCATATTTAAACTCTCCGCAGCGGAGAAATCAGGAGCTGCACCCGATTCGTTAATCATAATCATTTACTGTGTATGATCACCAGTATCATTGCAATTCTTATTACCAAATTCTGTATCATTTCATTCATTCTTCATACCTGCCTTTCTTGGTATTGCCTTATTTTGTGTTGGCAGAGAAACCGTTAAGGCTTACGGCTTGTCGTGTTCGAATCACTATCTCTGCCATGTGAAAAGGGCCTTTTTGTTGTTTTATTTACTTTGGGGGCTCACCCGGCTCCTGGCGGCTTTCCCACCAAGGGGGTCCCCGTCTCCCCCGCACGCTATCCGGTCAGCCCGCCGCCCCATGGGACCCGCTGCACCGGATCACGCTGTTATTGTTCGGCCTTCGGCAGTAGTCAGAGGATGTTAACGCCGCTTTTTGTTCGTCATATTGCACAATTTTTCTCGTGTTGTTCATTGTTCAATTTAAGTACACCCTATTTGCACATTGTAGCAATCTATATATTGTGCTTCCTTCTTGCTATACACAATATGTTGTGTTTTCTGCCACTTTTGTGCTCACAACTTCGGCCGCTCCATCTCCGGTAGCTCCAGTGCGTCCTTGTGCCGGTCTGCGATCTGCTGTGCTGACTGCTGCGGGATGCCATTTTGTTGTCCTGCTGGAACCGGTGCTGTCTCTGCCATACCGTATGCAACTTTGCAAGCAAAAATCAAATTCGCGTTTGTTCCGGTCTGATTATGCAGCTTATCAAGGGCAAAACCCGCACATATTTCTTTCCATTTTTTCACCGTTATGCCATGCGTTGAGGTGGTTCTATAGTCTCCATTTGCCCAATCGCTAAACGTCATGTTATTAATTCCAACTAATATCCCAAACATCTGTAAAGTAGGCGATATACCATATCTGCCGCAAATACGAATATATATGTTAAATATCTTGTCTAATAGCTCTATATCATCATTACCAGGTTTTTCTATACGATCTGAAATATAAAAAAACATATCTATTCTGTTATCTGCTATATCTTTTTTGTACTTTTCTACACTGTCGTAATCTTCTTGGTGTATACATAATACAGTGTTGATATACTCATCTACTAATTGCCAAATTTTATTTTCGTATACTTCAATACCTTGTCCTGTAGTTGTTGTATTTTTCACTGTATCACCTCACTTTACAACATTAATCTGTTAATTTAGTAAAATAAAAAGGACGATAACAAACCGGTCAGCAATCGAAGAACACACCCAGCAGCTGCGATCAGTGCCGGAAGTTCCGTAAATGCTTTTCAGTTTTTATATCGTCCTTTGTTTAAAAATCGTAAATGTATTTGCTTATCTGCCATTTACAATAGCACATATAAACTGTTAATGCAAGCATAAATTTATTTTTATTACTCAAGGTATAATAGACCTATTGATAAAATAATTCGTTACAACTCAATATACAACGTTATAGAGCTATATATATTATAATATAGTGTATCTAAGTATATATTAATCAACTCAGAATCTAAGAGGGGCTTAAAAGATATTATTATACAGTACTGTATAGAATTAATTAATAGAGGATTATATATATAATATAATTATATGGGCGTTTTGGCACAGAAAAAACCAGGCTTCCGGCGTCTGATCCGGTTACCTGGCTGAATGATCTTTTATTAATTTCGATTGGCTCGCCCCTCCTGAGTTCCTCGTTAGCAACGACGATAGCACATTTTATAAAAACCTGTCAAGTCAAAAACAAAAAATATTTTTCTTGACAAAACAAACGTTTGTGTGCTATGAATAATTTAACAGGCTTCGGCGGCGGGTCTGTTCTCCCCTCATTAGCCGCCGTAAAAAAAGAGCTTAAGCCCCTGGAGATTATCCAAGGGCTTTTTTCTTTTCCACAATGGGTCTATTAATGTTTTATTAGCTCAATGGCTAATAATCTAATTTTACATTCATCATAAAAATGATGTTATAATTATAATAATATAATCATTGTCAA